CAACGACATTCCACAGCAACTTATCGGGTTGTCTTTCTACATAACGTCTAGCTTCCCTAGCAAACGTTATTGGGTAGTCATGAATAGCATGTGTACATAACATCCAGATTTGACCTCCAGGATCTACTCCAGCCATACCGGCAGTCTTGCCGTTAGGCACTGTGAAGTACACACAGGAGGGCTTCTGAGCTGCATCTAACAGTGCTTCTGTTGCATCTATACCATGACCTTCTTCGACCTCTCTACGGTCCTCTGGACGCAGGTTAGAAGCCACCTCTTTGGCAGCCTCTAACGTAATCTTATGAATGTATTTAGACACTCTTATAAAACTTATTTGTATAATCTCCTTCCCACGTCATTGAATATAAAGTGGCTGGAGTTGGGTGTGTTGATTTAAGGGTAAGAGTTAGATTTGTATTCTTTTCATAGACTGGTACTATTTCTTTAACTACGTTATTTACAGCTACACGACTTTCATTATAAGAATCTGATAAAGGTGATTCATGGGTTTGTGTATAATCAACTTTACCTAACCTAGATAAAGTTGTTGTATACAAACCAGAGGGACCAAGACTAAATTTAACTCTATGTATAATTAATGAATTATGTATTTGTGATCTATACTGTTCACCTGATTGTTCTTGTAGATAAATCGTAGGGAGCTGGACCTCCATATCATAGTTATAACCAAGCACTACATTCTCATCATACCAATCACCATCTATTTCAACATTTGCTCCATTGAAACTAGCTCTTGAATATCTACCTGAGTTATCTCCATTTGAATCGTAAGAAATAACAACTAGGTCTGTGCTATCTGCATCAAAGCCCGATGGTTTAGCAAATGTAGACTTACGTGTTGTTTGGTTATATGTAATAGCAGAAGCTAATACCTGAACACTGTTATCTAAATGAACTCTATAGTTAATATCATCAGTTGTATCGCTAGTTGTACCTTGATCATCAATGATATCTAATGAATCACTAAGACCTCTTATAGATATTCTTTGCATGTTATAAGTTGATCCATCTTTGGCAATGATAAATAAAGCATCATCTAACATTGCTATATATTGAATTAAACCTTTAACTTCCCAGTTAAACCAAGCTTGTTGAATACGTCTAGCAGAAGTTGTATGATATCTAAATCCATATAACTTACTTGTACCTTTCTTACCAAAAAATATAACTTGATTCTCTCTAGAATTAGCAACCATATCTACATCACTATCAAAGCTCTTACTAATTGATTTACTTTGTTCAATAACATTTGGCTCACCTTCTCTCAATACAGTTGTCATCTCCCAGAAACGATTGTACTTACCGGCGTTATCTAAGAAGGCTATTGTTGTACCAAGTGAGACAGGGTTAGATTTAAAGTTAAAATTATAAGAAGATAATGCATTGATCTTTACAGTTAGTGGACTTAAGACATCACTATCTGTAGTCAACATAAACTGTTGATTCTTAGTGAATAAAACTAAACCAGAGTTAACCTGTATACCATCATAAACAATAGCTGGATATTCAGAACTACAAGATATATCAATGTTATCTGTAGCTGTATAAGATATAGCTGACTTAGACCAAAAGTTAAAGAAGTCTCCAGGTCTAGACATGATGACATTCTCATCACTGAGCATGACAAGTCTGTTCCTAAAGAATAGTAGTTTGTTAATTGTTTTACCTACAAATGAAGCTCTAGGGTTTGTTCCATTAGTAGATGTATCTCCAACTTGTGCGGGATCATATACAACTTGTTCAACAGTGAATGTATTATCAGCCTGTCTAACAATTTGAATAGGCATGGTAGCTGAATCATATGTTGTATTATCCCCAGGCTTTACACATTCCTCCCAGACACCATCACCATCTCTACCATTATTACCAATAAACTTGACGTAATAATCATCTTCTTCAGCTTCACTATTAGCAACCTTAACTACATAACCATGTTTACATTGTTTAGGTAAGTTAGTTACATCTTTAACTTCACTAGATAGTACGTTAAGTAAATCCCCGACAGGAGTTGTTATGTTGAAAGAACTTGATGATCTGGTTATATAAATACCATTTCCTACTTGCTGAACGTCTGCATCTGCAAAAGCACTTGTAGCTGCTATCTCTGATCTAATAGCACCAAGGATACTTTCAGCAGTAACTGTAGTCTTAGTATCAAATGAAGTTGGTGTTGGACGTATTAGACCTAAATTAGCTTGTACTTTAGCTTCACTATGAGACTCAACTGTAATTTTATATTTAGCATTTTTCATCCATACATAAACTATATCACCAGTCTTCCAACCCTCACCACCATATAAAAGATCATGTGTGGTTGTGTATCTACAAATGTATTGTGGATTGGAATCACCTGACTCTGGTACAGCTTGTCCAATTGTAGCTATACGGAAGTATAAATTTTTACGATCACTAGCAGCACCTCCATTAGGTGTAACTGTATATGTATGTGCTGTTCCGTTTGCATCAGATACAGGACCAGCATCACCATGGTTAATTGAAAAGATCCGTGTATCTACATTAGGACAGTAGCTATCATCAGTATCACTAGTAGTGCCATCTCCTTCGGCTCCATGAAAGCGTCTACCACATCTACTTGTATATCCACTTGATCCAGGTAATGTACCACTTGGAGTAGCAGACCCTGTAGTTGTAGAAGTACCTCCTGAACCTGCAGCATTCATACAACCATTACTAGTATCTACTTCTCTTTCAACTTTAATTCTTGTGGCAGTTGTAGTAGTAGTAAAATGAGAAGCATCACTCCCATCTTGATCAAATAAATTAACTGAATACTGACTAGCGTAAGCAACCTTCTTTAACTCTATAAAAGCTTGTGGAGGTTGAGCAGGTTCAACTGTCGAAGACATAGCAACAGTCTTAGTTCTGTTGGTTATGTAGGTATAATCGTTAAGAGTAAGGGGTTGTAGATCCTGTTCATCTGTATGTAGTAAGTAGGACTTTAAAGATGTCTCTCTAAGTGCTGTAGTGGTTACATATTCCCATGCATTACCTCCAACTGTTACTGTTCCTGATCCGTGAGAAGGGGCTGTGCTACCTGTAGAAGTACCATCTGTTGTAGATTTATATATTTTACTATTAGCTGATACTAAACTACCTACTACATAATCAGTAGAGGTTGTCCATGCTTTTGGACTATAACTAATTTTATTATTAGCTTGAGTATATTCAGTACCATCTGCACATTTCCACATCCTTAACTCACCATCTGACTTTCTTATTTGTCCTATGTATTGTTCGTTCTCATCTCTGTAGTAATGAAACCATTTACTATCAGTAGTGAATGCACTCAACGCTCCACCTATTAACTTACCTCCAGGTCTCTTAAGCAGACCATGTGTTACATCAGGTAAGACATTCTTAGCTACTGTTAATTGTCCTGGTGTTTTTAATTCGTCTGGTTGTTCTGATATACCACTAAAATAATTAGGTATTGTTTGTGTGATTGTTGCCATTATCTACGAAGTGCATTATATGGTTGATAAGAAACATATGAACTTTCATGTGGTACTCCAAAGTATGTATGATCACCTTGATCACATTCGTATTCCATACAAGCAGCTCTAGCTTGTGCCTCTTGTACTTGTAATAACTGAACTAATTGAGGGTTTGAAACAAGCTGTGTAGCAGCTCTTACACATGATCTATAGATTACATATCGTTGAAATACTGGTGGTATATTATCAAAGGTGAATAGGTGAGTTATATCTAAAAAGACATCATTTTCAAACTCATAAGTATGTTCTACTAAATCATATAATTTTCCATTTCTCCTAACTACATCCATAGTTTTATCATGACCTTCATGTAAGTCATATCTAAGATATGTATTAGGTATTGTTATTTCTTTACTTGCATTAGGTGAAACTTTTACATGGTATTCTTTATTAAAGTGCCATCCTTCATTCTGTACATCTTTATTTACTTCACTAAAGATGTTATATATAAATGCAATCTCTGGATTCTCAAAATTAAGAGTAGTAATTGGAGATTGACCAATGCTACCCAAGATTGAATTTACTGCGGATAGTTCTGTATCGTTATCAATTGTAGTAGGCATAAGTTATATAAATAAAAAAAAAGAGAGCCATAAAGACTCTCTTGTATAAATAGTTAAAACGCAGTTGGAGCTGAGTTTGTTGTATGTAACTCAACAGCACAAGCTGGGTTTAAGTAGTCTGCACCCATTGCAAGACGACCAAGGATTACATCACCTTGATAGATAACGGATACATCACCAGATGTTACTTGAACTTGTGGTCCGATAGCTTCGACAACACCAGCGGCTTCTTTCTGGAAGATAAGTCCACATGATGTAGAGAAGTCTCCACCTAAACCATAGTCATTATTAACACCAGGATTTCTTACTGTACAAGCTGTACCACCTGAAACAGTTCCACTTGCAGAGTCAGTGATGGTAAATGTATTAGCATCAGCAACAGTAGCAATGGTATAAGTACCTGTAGTACCTCCACCAGCAGTAGCTGTGAAGACTACTGAATCGCCAACAACAAAGCCATGACCATTAAGTGTCACTGTGATTGTTGAAGAACTTCTTGCATAAGTAGCAGTATGAGTTCCTGTACCAGCACCTATAGTCTGACCAACAAATGAACCAGCATTATCTATAGTCGAAGATGTACCGAACTTACCTTGGAAAGGTATGTTCATTGACTTGTAAATCTTGATACCAGCTATTTCAACAATACCTTGACCAGATTGTAAGGATGAACCTTGTACATCACGGTTTACTAGACCACTGTCACCAGTTTGTTGGATAAGTGCATAGTACTGACGTGGAGACAATACAGCTACTCTTCCTTGTGAACTTACACCTTTCTCATCGAGAATAGCAGCACCATCATAGAAGGCTGTAACAAGCTTAGCCGCATCAAGTGCATCAGCAGCAGCACCTGAACCTGAACCAACTTGAAGAGTTGTTCCACCTGGCTCTACCTTACCTGACGCTGATATTGGAGAAGCTTTACGAGCACCACGAGTGATTGCTCTGAAGATATTTCTATCGTATGTCTCAGCTAAGCTGTAGCCGATCTTCTTAGATATCTCACCACGAAGCTCATAATGAGCAAGTGTCTCATCTAAATTATAAACAAACGCTGAACTAACAAGAAGATCGTCCATGACGATAGTCTTCTCAGCTACTGGCATTGAATTCTCTTGACCGAGAATTGGGGTTCCTGGTTGATGATAGGAACTTGAAAGACGACCCGTGTAGATGAACTGTAAAGATTTACCGTTCTTTAGGGTACGCTTCATTACAAGATCCCTAGCAATTGTATTGTGCTGGAATCCTTTGAACAGCTCACCACTGAACAATTTCAGATAGGTTCCATACTTGGTATCGTAATCAGTACCAAGTGATAATGGAGTAGAAGCTGTACTATTAATCCTACCTAAAGCGGTAGTAGGAGCATTAGCCATTTTTCTTTTACTTTAAAATGTATTGAATGTATATTTACCTGTTTGCGCAAATTAGATTAATCGTTTTTGTGGTCTATCCCACCGTCTAGACGGCTAATAGGTATCCTGCGTACAGGGCTAAAAGCCAAATTACAGAGAGGTCCGACACTGAGGTGCCTCTCTGCTAT